AGTATCATGCTATCTGTGCAATGAATGAGGAGAGAATTCTCTTATTATTTGCCTTACTCTTAAGAGACTTAGTGAATGCTCTCTTAATGTCTGCCTTAGAGTCAGACTTAGGCTCAAACTCAGTGTCCGCATTCAGATTCTTGGAAGACATGAAGTATATCTCTTGGAATCCTAGTATAGATGCACAACATGACTTGTTTTTAGTCCACTGACTCTTATAAGATCCTTGCTTTTCAAAAGGAATCTCTTGACCAAGATACCTATAGAGATCACGAGGTGTGCAGATTCTAAATCCTAAGAAATTACACTGAGGGAATTTACCCTTAAGGTATTGTAGTAGTTGCTTAGTAGTGCCACCACCATTTTGATTGAAAGGAGGTGCATATGTCCTACCATTTCTTCTATCTCTGATATGTGTATTGTATCTGATAGAAGATCTATGGATCTGTTTCTTATCATTCCAATTAGTCTCTACCCACTGAGCAGAATACATTGCTTCACCATCAGATAGGATAGATACATGCACCTTCTCAACCTTATTTCTCATTTGGAAATCAGGGATAACAGTTTGAAGACAAGCAACTGCTTCATTTAAAGGAGTGCCACCTAACTGTAAGTGAGAAGGGATAGCATCAGGAATTGGATTAGGATTAGTCCAGTCCCACTGCTTTCTCAACTGTCCATAACGTGACTCATACATGTATGTAACTCTCCACAAGTCACGTGCATACTTATCAAACGTAGCACTGTTTAACTTATTGTTTAAGTAGTTTAATAGGAAGAAATGATCTGGGATATGGAATGTATTAACCCTTCCTGACCACTCATCTCTATCATGCTTATCAGGATAGAAAGTACCATCTTGCACGAATGCATAAACATCAAATGGGATGTTTGATTTGCGACAGAAGAAACATAATGAAAGCAATTGCTTGTATGTGTCATGGATATACTCTGCCATTGATCCAGACCAGTCTAGTAGAAAGATCAATCCATGATTCTTACCATCCTTTCTTACTGTTACCTTCTTAAAGATATCATCGTTAAACTTATAGGTGTGGAGTTTAGTAGTATCAAGGACACCTGTCTTTGCTATGCTCTCTCTAGCATATGCAGATGCTGCTTTCTTCATCTCAAACTCTTTAGAGAGATAGTTTACCTCACGTGAGCACTCTCTCTTAAACTTACGATACTCAGCATCAACACTACTGAAATCAAGTGATCTGTAGAAGTCACTGGTTTGATCAGTAAACTGCTTGCTATCCCAATACTCATGTGATAACTGATTTATCTTATGAGGATCAACTATGTGGTGCTTAAGGTCTACATTATCCACTTCAAGATACTTAGGACGGTCTTGCTCCATCTTGCTTGCTTGCTCTGCTAAGTTATCTGCTAGTGCTTGATCAGTAACAGAGTCTAGATCACCCGCTTTCTCACCACCACCCTTAAGTGCCTCTCTTAACTCATCATCTGACATGTTATCCCAATCTTCACTCTCGTCTTCTCCCTCTTCACCATCACTATTCTGTGGTCCTTCTTCTGTTACTTCATCTGACTTCGCTTTACCCTCTGAACTACCATTAGGATCAAAGTCAACATTTATATCATCGGTATCCTTACTTCCTTCTAATGAAGCGACTTTTTCCTCTGCTTTCTTACCTTTTTCATACTCATAAATTGCTTCTGCACATGCAACTGCTTCCTCAAAGGTCTCTGTCTCTCCTACAGCGTCTCTAAGAGCAGTCTCAGCATCATCAAAGGGGATCAATTCATATGATCCTACCTTATAGTGTAGATTAATTCTATCGATCAGATTTAGTTTAGCAATCTCCATGCCCTCAAGGTCAAAGAAGTCCTGATCATTGAGTTGTTGGTATCCTTTGAAGAAATCCTTAGCAAGACCAGGAAACTTTCTCTTCATTAGTTTCTCGATCCTTGCATCCTCTGTAATATTGATGTAAGACTTAGGGATTGTTAACTCACCCCATGCTTTATTGGGTGTGAATAGTGCGTGACCTACCTCATGACCCACTAGCATATTATATACGGTGCTAGACACATTCCAGATTGGAAGTACCAATACTCTGCGATCAACATCAAAGGATGCTGTCTCCACTACTCTATGCTCTACTATAAGGTTCTCGGTAGCGAGTAGTTTTGCTAAGTTTCCTTTAACTTCTTGATGTTGCATGTGATCTCGTGTGTATATGAACAGTATAAGACCCCCTAGGGTGCTTTGGGGGTCCGAGTAGACACTTCTTCAAGTGTCTGCGTCTGTCACGTGCTGATCGGAGTGCTTGCGGTTTAAGATGACGCTTTGCCTCCTTCTTACTATGATGTTGCCAGTTTGGAAAAATCATTTGCCTTGGTAAATCGAAGGGTTTTCTCAAATTTATCAAGAAGTAGCTCCCCTTTGTGGGAAATGACAAATAAATTAACATTATCCCCCAATCCCCTTAGAATCTTGAGTAATTCGTCAGTTGCTTGGTCATCCAGAGAGGAATCAAACACCTCATCTAGTATGAGGAGGTTGGTAGCAGCAGAATTCTTGAGCTTAGCGATGTCTCTCCATGTAAAGAGCAACGATAGGTCAATCTTCTGCTTCTCACCCTCGGAAAAGGATGCATAGGAGAAGTCGTCTCGATATCTAGACTTTATCACTTCATTAAACTCATCGTCAAGCGTGAAGTTAAAGAAGGTGTCCATCTTTTGCAAGTATTTATTGATAGACTTGTTAATAATTGGTACGAATTTGCCAATGATCTTACTTTTTATACCACTATCCCTCAATAAGGTACCAACCACCTTTAAATTGTCATGCTCCTTATGAACCTCACCACAGTCGTGGGAAATGGCCGAATGTTTATCCTCATACTGCTTTAATAATTCTTTCTCAGCATCAATGTTAGGTGTCTCAGCATTTACATCCTTCAATAACTGATTCATCTCTGATTGAAGTGCCTTAACCTCATGAGTACTAGCATTAATCTTGTCTGCATACCCCTTCAACTCCTTAATCTGCGTGTTTCCTCTGTTAAGTGAGTCTGTGATTATGTTAAGACCTTCTATAAACCTCTTCTGTCTACCTTGTGCTCCCTCTATCATAGCACTTTTGTCTGCTACCACCTGATTACAGGTAGGACACTCATCATTCCCCCAATAAAATTTTAAATCTCTCTCTGCCTTGTCTAAATTGCTTTGGATCTTAGTCCGCATCTCTTTCATCTCTTCATACTCTAACTGTATGTCCTTCATTCGAGAGATCTTCTTACTAAATTCATCAATAGAGTCATGGTTATCATGAATCTTCATATCTATCTCACCGATACGCTTCTGCATCTTATCTTTATGAGCACCACTCATCTTCTCCATATTAGTAATGGTCTTCTTTTGAAGACTGAGACTCCTCTCAGAGATTTCTAGTTGGTGATCACAGTCCTTAAGGGTATCTCTCGCATCTTTCATACGATCCTTAAGGATGTTATTCATTCTTGAGAAGATCTGGATGTCCAATAGATCTTCGATAACCTCTCTCCTGACACTTGCTCCGAGCTGCATGAATGGGACAAATGTGGATGAACCAAGGATGACGACTTGTGTAAAGGACTTGAAATTAAACTTAATGATGGACTGTTCCAGGTACTTCTGTGTATCTTTGGAAGCAGCATCTTGGTCAAGTAGTTTACCGTTTCTATAAATCTCGAATACATTTGGTTTTATTCCTCTCGTCACTTTATATAGTACTGTTCCTATAACAAATTCAATCTCTACTACCGTCTCTCTTTCATTAATACTATTAACTAACTGACTCTTACTAATCTTTCTGAATGGTTTGTTGAACAAAACAAAGCACAGAGCATCTAACATAGTAGATTTCCCTGCACCGTTGGCTCCTACAACCAAATGGGATTGAGCATCAGTAATATTCACCTCTGTGAAAGAGTTTCCTGTAGATAAGAAATTCTTCCAACGAATCTTTTCAAATATGATCATTCAATCTTGGGGTGGTGGTATAACAAAATCGTCGGGCTTGATGAAACTGAATGCATATCCATGCATTGTGCAGTTTTCCTTCACTTGATCCTCCTCTATCTCACTAACAGAGAGTTTGCGTGGATAGTTATCTGCCAACAGCATTTGATAATAGCGTGTAGCATCATCTTTGTCAAGGAATATCTGAACCACACGCTCAGTATGGTTATCATCTCTTACAGCATACACACCACCAGTCTTTTTGTCTAGCAGTACAAACATTAGACCTCCGCAGCCTCCATGTATAGTGATTTTAATATTTTAAATATTCCTTCTTTGTTTTCAAATTCAGACACACATTGCTCCAGTATAGTCAATGTATCCTCCATCTCAACATCATCATCAACATCATCCAATTCATATGACATATCCTCAATGATCTTAAGGTCTGCCAAGTCAGCAGATTGCAGTCTACGTACAATACTATCAAACTTAACCTGATCCTTCTTATCCTCTACTATAACCTTTACATACATTCCGTCAAGGTCTTTTATCTGCTTAGGTGTTAGATTAAATTCATCGTTGTAATATATTTTATGGAATGTCTTAAAAGGATTCTCATGGAATGTTAAACTTCCATTAGTATTTAGAGTATGAAACCCTCTTGCAGCACCATAATCATTCCAATACAACTGACAAGGGTTACCTAGGTATCTAATGTTACTCTTACTACTTTTAAAATGGAAGTGACCAGAGCACACCATCTTAAACTTCTTCAATAGGTTTGGATCATCACCATGATCCATAGTGAAACCAGGTATCGGATCGAAACCATTCAATTCAAAATGACCCATACAATACTTAGCATCAGTATCCCTAATTGCTTCCATGCATGCTTGACGGTTTTCATCACATATCCATGGTACAAGCATCATTAACTTACCACCTATAACCCTCTCACCTGGACAATAAATGATCTCAATATTATCAAACTCCCCAAGGAGAAGCTCAGGAGAATTAACACGGAGAGTATTCTTGAAATAGATGTCATGATTTCCCAATAGCATTGTCTGTTTAATGCCCCTATCTTGCAAAGGTCTAAACCACATGTCCTTTGCTTCTTCTAGTGACGAAAAATTAATACCCTTCCTTCTATCAAAGGTGTCTCCAAGATTTAATATCTCAGTGATACCTTCCTTATCAATAAAAGGTAGGACTGTTTCTGTATAGAACTTACGATACCTATCCACATAATGCTGATTGTCATTTCTTACACCGAAATGCTGATCAGTTATCAGGAGTACCTTACTCATATCATTAAAGTTCCATTAAAGTTTATGCTTATCGCTTGTCTGCTACCAGTAGCAGGATCAGTGCGATGCCTTATCCAGCCTGGGAATAACAGGAAGTCTCCTGTCTCGGTTGGCACAGACTCAGATATTATAGACTCTCCGTGGTCATTTGACAAGGGGGTTAGTCTACGAATGTAATCTAATGGATCACAAAGATTAATATCACCACCCTCACCCTTCTCCAAATAGTATACAGATGCCACATGACATCCAAACTTACCACTACAATGTGAATGCTCTCCAGTAATGTCACCCTCAGCATGAAGATTAGACCATGATGAAGTAGGTTCTATGTGAGCAGGTGCATACTTCAATGAGTTATCCCAGTAATCTACTATACTATTGTGCATCTGCTCTACCAAGTATGCTACTTGTGGTACATTCTGATGTAAATTCATACCCAACTCACCAGTAGAGAGTCCAGACTCTAATGCCCATTCTCCTTTACTACACTGCTCATATTTCTCAGCAAGTGCTTCCACTAACCCTTCAGGAGGATCAATATGGCCCTTCAAAACTGGGACTTGGAATAGATTTAATATTTGGTTCATCAAATAATACCTCGTTCATGTACATGTCTGCAAATTCTTCATCAAACCATGACTTTAATATACCACGTGTCTTGTCATTCTTCTTCTGACTCTTACAATACCATGTCTGGTCATCGATCCTCTTCATAACATCGACCCAAAAGGTATCTCTTTTAGCATCCAATACCGCTTGACGATACAGATTGAGATAGTGTAGCACAATACAATAGAAGTTTGCCATATCTTCCTCTTCTTTCAGACTTGCAAACTTACAGTATGGTGAGAAGATCTCATCACCCCATAGTGGTAGTGGTCTTTTACCACTGAAACTAACCTTATTACTAATGTCTCTGATACTATTATAGAAAGTCTCAGGTATACCATGCACAGGTGACAGATCAACTATAGCAGCAGTCACTGTCTTTTCATTAGCAACGATGTCGCACCCAAATATAGGTAGTTTATAATGGACATCAGGAAATAATACACAGTGTAGTATCCTCATGTTATTAATCTCTGCTAACTCAAGGTGCATCTTCCTTAAGACAGGAGTCTTATACATGGTATTCTTAATAGAGATTCCATCCTTACTTACTTCAGGAATAGGACTCACCATCTTCTCTACATCTGGGAAGTCCTGCATAGTATATGATAGCAATAATGCTATGTCTTGCACTAAATCATTCTGCATAACTAAAAAAGAATTCCTTGATTATTTTCTCCGACTCTTCCTTACCAAAGGCACTGCCCAGATACCCTGAGATGGGATCCAACCGTATCATATAACTATCAAAGTCTTTATAGAAATCAGTGTCTTCTCCAGTCGGTTGTCCCTTGTCTATCATCTCCTTGTAGAGAGACAGATAATACTTGAATGTAGGTAGGAATGTATTAACACCATCTGCTTCACAGTATCTTACAAAAATATTGTTAGAAAAATGATTACCTGGTTCAAAGAAACGATACTTCTCTGTTGTCTTAGGTAATGGTGGTACATCTAAGAGATAATTCTCTATTGGATGTTGGAAATCAAATACTATTATAACCTTCTTGTCACTGAATCCCATAAGATCCATACCAAAGCAAGGTATTATAGTGTCACCTACCTTGGGTGTCTTAGGATAGATGATGTTGTTGTGAATATTAAGCTTCTTCCCATCCCATATATCAACGTGCCTAGACTTAATAAAATGCTTACCACTGTATAGATCAGCAGTTAACTTAGTACCTTTCTTATTCTCCCACGTTGCATGATTAGATTCAAATTTGAGGTCAGGGAACACATCAAAAACTGCCGACCTATAGTCAGCCCATAAATCAGTCATCAGTTTCTCATATTAGTTTCAATACGACCCTTGATGCTATTCATCTCAGAGTGGTCATCATTATTATCTGAGTGGAAGACCTGCTCATACCCACTCTTCTCTATTAATTTGTCTCTTATATCCATCTGACGCTTCTCTTTAGCAATACGTCTGAGAAATGCGTAGTAAATTATCTGTGTGAAATAGGCAAAGGGATTCTTTGACTTGGCAGGATCAAAGTTATCAATATACTGGACACAATTCTCCACTCCATCAGAAATCATATCCTCTTTATACATGTAGTTAATAAAGTTAGGTCTGTATGATAGATGTGTTGCTATCTTCAAGAAACATTCAGCAAGGTAATGTGTGATCCTCGGTTTCTCCTTGTCTAGAGCCCGAGCATCATCAACTGCCTCACGATACTTTGTGATCTCTGCTAAAAACTTCTTGTTGTCAACGTAGTGTTGTTTTTGTTTACGTGCCACTCGTGCTGCCATATGATTATCTCACCTGTATACATTGTATAGTATTATTTACTTATTGTCAATGGAATTGGTACGTTTCCAGAAGTCTTCGAGCTTTGCTCTAGCATCTGATACCTTACCAACTAGTCCCATATTCTTATTAATCTCTATCTCTACTTCAGCCTTATTGCCACCCTTCTCTTTACGTACCCACATCTTATACATTAGAATAGATTCCATAGCCATAGGTGCTACCGTAGTAACATCATCCTCATTGACCATATAGAATTCCTCATCAGCAAACATCATCCATTTCATCAGTCCAACTGCCATGCCCATCTGTCCATCCTTTTCAATGTGGTTGGTGTGTGGTGTAGCAGGGTCTTGTATGTAGAATACAGATTTACCTGGAGCATTCTCCTCTTCAGTTGCAATCATAGACCCTAGGACAGTCTCACCTGACCTGAGTTTCATTACTCCAAAAAATTCTTGCTCGTGTCTAATATAGTTAATTGTCATCTCTTTAAATTAACTTTGGTGATTTCATAATCAAATGATTCTTCATCATATATTTTAATCCTCTCAGATAAATGCCTTAATGTATAATTGTATTGATGATCTTTAGAGCAGTCATCAGCAATATCATATAACATTGCCTGTGCTTTATTATCACCCTTCCTCAATACTCTTCCGATAGATTGTAAATTCCTTACCCTAGATTTACTAGGAGAAGCAAAGATAACATTATGAAGATTCTTAATATTAATACCAGTAGAGAAAGTTCCATAAGATGCTAATATTATAGCATCCTTTTCACGTTCGCATATGCTACGTGCCTCTTCCCTCTCATAGGCATCAACGCCACCGTGTATAAAAAAGATCTTACGATCTTTACTTACCTTATTATTTATCATTTCCCACAGAGGTTCTCCGTGCTTCTCTATGTAATTGAATAGTATAAGAGTGTTACCCTTTAGATCTAGTGCCAGATTAGTGATGAAATTACTACGTCTGGTGTGCATACATAGGTATTCCATCTCCTGTTGATAGTGATCAAAGGGCACCCACCCATGTCTTAGTAGTACAATCCTCACCTTTAATGGGGTAAGGTGTCCTTTCTTCATCAATTCTGCTGTCTTGGTTACCCTATCAACCCTACCAAACAATCCTTCTAGTACTAATTGATGTGCTTCCATACCATCTAACGTACCAGTCAGACCTATGCGATACTTAGCATCCATACACTTGGTTAGTATCCCCGTAAGACTCTTCGCCTTATACTGGTGTGCTTCATCACCTATAATAACGTCAAACCTTTCAAAGAATCTCTTAGGTTCCTTGTATATACTCTGCCACGTGCTAATTACTACTGATTCATCTGTATATTTCTCCACTCCACCCATGATCTTATAAACATCCTTAGCATGCCAACCATAGTCTTGAAAATCTTTATACAACTGCTCTACTAGAGACACAGTTGGTACTATAATTAATATATCTCTATTCTTAAGTAAGTGCCAACGCACCAATGCATATATTATGAGTGACTTGCCCGATCCCGTGGGGGATAATAAAAGCTTGCGACGAAATTTAAGCGAAGAGTAAATTCCCTTGAGTTGGTAATCTCTGATCTTGAAGGGGATCCTAAGAGCACGAATAAAAGCCGCTGTGCCTTCAGGTGTAACATACTCCTCAACCTCATTAGGTCTACCAAAGTATTTATCTTCTATTACCTTATAATCATACCCCTTCTTCTCTAGGTAATCAGTAAGGTAATCATATAGTCCACAATATATCTCACCCGTACCAGGTGAATATAATCTTATCTTTCCATCCCAGTATCTCCGTTTGACTGCTGGCATATACTTAGCACCAGGCACTTCAAACTGAAAATGCTCACTTAATTCTTTATGAAGATGAGGTTCTGCCTCCACCTTCAGGAAGACTTCGTTCTTCTTTGTGATGGTGGTCATCGAATCCCATAATACTTTACAATTTCGATAGTATTCTTAATGGCAAACCCACGGTTATGGATCTCCTTAAGTATCCTATCAATAGAATTTATACAAGTTTCAAGGTAGTCTATTTTCTGCTTAGCTCTACACACATCCTCATCACTATCGATGAACATGTCAAGATCACCCTTTAGTACCTTAAGATCAAAAGGTTTCTCAGCATATACCTGTGATGGTGCCTTACCGTTGTAATATAACCACTTCTCTTTATACAATTTCTTATACTTTGTCTGTGCATCAGACATCATAAGTTTAAATTCATTGTACAATTGCAAATACTTTGCATGGAGTCTAGGAGTTTCCATACTATCGTTGGCAAGCAACTCAGGTAACTCCCTGTGATCGAAGAATGCTTCAGCATCCTTTGCCCACAACTCCTCAATTTTCTCAAGATTCATAGATAATCACCTACATTATTAACTGTTACATTACACATATATTCATCCCCATGACCAGACTGTTGGAAGTTACCTTGAGGAAATGTATTGAATGCCATGCTATACCTATCCACTTTATCATAGTTTGGCTCTGATCCGTGGATAACATAACTAGGAAACACCATCAGACCACCTGGACCTAGGTGTGAGAATAGTTTACAATCCTTATCGGGGTACCCATCCAAATGAAATTGACCCCACTCTCTATCCTTTACAGGATCTAAGAATATAGTGGGTGCTCCTTTAGTAAGATAGAATATACCACTAAGATAACTCATAGGGTGACGATGAAAGTCATGTCTATGTCCTGTCTCAGCGTCAGATCTATTAGCCCAAGACTTATTAACCACTAATCTATCACAATGGTATCTCTCATTCTTATGAATGGAGTCAATACACTCTTGAAACCACTTATGAATGGGAAGAAACTCCTCATTATTTTGCAGTTCATATGATGTCCCTACACCAGCAGGTTGATTGAGTGCATGAAATTCTATCTTCTTTATCTTTTCAAGGGTTTCATCAGTTAGATTCTTAGGTGCATGAAACTTAAAGAATCTTACTGGGAATGCAGGGCATTCCTCATAACGTATTGTCATTTATTCTAGCTGCTTATTCCTAGTCGATTCTTCCTTCTTGCGGATCTGATATGCGAGGTATCTAAATGATACACTTGCTGTGGCATACTCAGTACCATCTACTGTAGCATTAAATTCTAATGCATTCAACCCTATGGGTATCAAGTCTTCAAACACCACGTCAAAATTGTGTTGGAAGTTACTATTCATAACCATTAACGTAGCATCAGCATACAGATCAGTGTTACCAAACAATTTCTGCATCTTATTTACAAATTCTTTTCTTTCAGTAGTACTATCAGGAGTACCTAGTGCACGTATCCAGTTGTGCAGTATCAAATAGTTTTCTAAATTCTCATCTACCAGAAATGATAGTGTCAAAGGATCATATTCTATGAATCCTTCCAATGGTAGTGATCTAAATGGTGTGGATTGCTGCTGAATACTTAGATTCATACTAGGTATGTTAGCAGTCTGACAGAAGTATGATATCTTTGGATACTTTGCGAGACTAAACCTGAACCCTATCGGAGATAGGAAGTTTCTATTCTCTATTTGTTTGTTCCAAGTAGTCATAAGTCATTCTCTCCCAGATTCCTCTGGCACTTTTGTTATGCTCAACTAATTTCTGAGCCCAAATCCTATCATTCAGACTGACTTCCCTGTTAAGTTTAGTTTTACAGGCAATAACAGACAGTCTAAGCCTATAGTCCTTGCTTAACATATTTATATCCGTGGTATATATGCCTTATACTTCTCAACCTGTGGTATAACATCTTGCTCTACCTTCTCCACAATCTGATCAATGACATTAACATCAAGACCTGCGAATGGTGGAATGATACCAAGTATACGAAGTAATCCATCTACAAATAATGCTAGGCAAGTGAATCCAAGGATCATACTAATGATAGTTGCATCCCTATTGTGCTTACGCATTGACTCTTCATCTATTCTTCTTGCTTCTGCAACAGCCTCTGCGATTAATTTATCGACCTCCTCCTTTGTATAGGAGATCTTTCGTATCATTTCCTCTGTCATGTGTCCATTGTAGCATTACATATAATATTCGTCTAGTACATCTAGTGCTTTATTCAGATAAAGATCGGCACCTATACATTCCCACTTACCTTTCTCTCCTATCTCACACTTGTAGTGTAATTCTTGTTTTAATTGCATGAGTTTGGATGTCATGTCAACTTTTGTCAGCCTACCGTTCATGGCTATACCTATTCTACAGAATTATTTAGGTATACTAGCATAAAAAAAGAGACCCCGCAGGGTCTCTTGGTGTGTATATCGTGATACGATTTACATTAGGTTTGTTACCTTGACCCTTCTGTAGTAGCGGTTAGCATTAGCTGTGAGAGCACCTACACCTTGTGTAAGACCTTCAGCAAATGGGTTAGCAACCATTCCGTAACGAGTTTTAAACCCGATTTTTGGTTGGAAGGTGTCCTGACCTACGGCTCTGACCATTTGTAGAGGCACGTAAGGGCAGTAGAATAATCCTGCGTCGTATGCAGATGATCCTTTGTATCCAGAAACATAGAAGTGATTGTCACTTACGTTTGCAGAGTAAGGGTCAACATAGACCTTGATTCTTCCGTTAAGAGTTCCAACTAGAGTAGATGAGTTGTCATCAACTTGTCCTAGTCCACCTACAGCACCGTTGATGCCTGATGAATAGTCAAGGACTCCAG